TCTAACGACAATCTCTCCACTCCATATAGTTATTCTTCCAATAGCTCCAGCAAATGCTGGATACGGTGAATAATTGTACCCTATTAAAAGATTGTCTGGAGTAACGAATGTTTCTTGCTGTACTCTTGAAAAATCATCTGTCCAAGTTTCTGGCGGAGTGAGGTAATCACTATCGTTGTTCCACCAATAAGTCATAGTAGTATCAGCCCCAGGTTTATATGGAGGAGTTATTGTTCCTGTATAAGGGTCTCTACCAGTCCAATTGACCCTATGAGGGCATTTTAGTTCCAGTGATACTCCATACATGCTAAGACCACTTGGTCTTGTTGTCCAGGTAGGAGCCCAGTAGTATTTATGCACCCTTAAAGCACCTCCTTCAGCTGAGAATGTAAGAGACAAGCTGTTTGGAGAAAACGAGTTATACTTTGTTGCCCCAGGAACTGGAATAATATCATATGGGATGCTGTCTGGATGACTTGGATCATAACCTGGGTACCCTGTTTTACCAGCAAAACAGCCAAACACTGAATGTGTTCTGCCACCAAATCCGAGTTGCACATCAATGCTTGCTGATATAGTCTCGTCTCCCTTTAAGCCAGTATCTATATACTGCCTTTCATCACAGTAGATATACTCCAATCTTTTATAACCTTGGGGCAACAGTCCCAAAGCTCCAAGATGCCTTCTTCTTATGAGTAACCTTTTCATAATATAGACTATGCTCCAGTAAACTCAATACAGATAGCAAGATTATTTATAATAGACACCTCATAGTGACTGGAGGGGAATATCTCAGGAGCTTGCCCGCCATTTGCCCATATAATGCCACTAGGCCATTGTACTGTAGGAGCTACAGGCCCTGTATGAAATTGCCATATAAACACATCGACAATACCCTCTGTTTGGGCTGCGGTATCAAGTACAAAGGAGAAGGTTTCATCAGCTCCTTTTACGCCATGCTTATACAAGACATTAGGAAGCATTCCTGTCTCTGGAATAACATCAGTCTCAATAAGCTTGTCTTGCTTCTTATTGATATTGGTTGTAAAGGCAGCATTTGTGACATAGTTATTGAGAGCGTCCTGAAGCTCTTGCCCAGTGACATAACCAGAGAGGTCAATAGATGTCTCACCAATCTTGATAAACCCGTTTAAGTATATGTATTCCTCATACCTGTCAGCACCATCACCAGATGGTCCTATAAGATAAAGGACATTACCTTTTCCTGTAGTAGGAAGACTGGGATATACCTCATAGTGAAATTGCTCTATCCTGCTTATGATGTCGTTAATCTCACTTTTATTGTAGTAGTCACTGAGATCTACGGTAACATCTTTAAGAGCCTTGGCTACAGCATCTGAAGTGATGGGGTTATTATTACCCTCTGTAGGAACATCATCAGATAAGTTAAGAAACTTATTATCAAGTTTATGTACAACCTCTCCCCCCTCTGATCCAGGTTGAACTTCAACCCAGTGAGTCCTGTTTCTTATATAAAATGGCGATGTTGGTATATTTTCAGCCCAATCTGATTGCAGATCCTCTATAATGCTTTCAGATAACGCTGATGTGAGAACCCATCCATTAGAGCCATAAACATAAATTCCATAGTGCCCCTTCTTTTGAAGCGGCTTTATCCAAAGAGTATCTGTGTTTGTAGGAGCATGGCGATCAAGCCATATTGTGTGTAAAACGTGCGGCATATGTTATGACTTATTTTGTTTACTTAATTTTGCTCTTTCTATCTTAAGCTTCTCTCTATCAAGCTCAAGTTTTTTATCAAACTCTCTTATTTTCTCTTCAAGCTCCGCTTTCTTATCGGCACTGATTTCCTCTATACCATCATCTTCCCCATATTTTATAGCAAATCTCTGTTCCTCAGCCCTAGAGTTGATTTCAGCCACAAGAATCTTGGTCTCGTTGTCTTCTTTGTGCTGTCTCTCTTGAGCCTCAATCTGCTGAAGCTTTGTCTGCTCTTGCATCTGAGCAATCTGTTGCTGCTGCTGAAGTTGTTGCTGCTGGGCTTGTTGGGCTTGTTCCTGGGTTTGCCTCTCATCCTCTTCAATCATCCTTTGCTTTTCAGCAAGAGAGGCTGATGAGTAAATCTTCATTATTGTTCCAAACTTAAGTGTCTGGTTTTGAAGAGCAGCTTGCGCAAGCATATCTAGCTTCTGCTTCATCTCAGCTGTACCATTACCATTATCGAGGACAATTCCGCAATCACACTCAGCAAGCATAGAGCCATCAACTTCAAGAACTTTTCTTGAATAATCAGATGTTATGTACTCAAACTTTTTTGACCTTCCTTCAAAAGCCACTTTAGCTGTCTCATAGAAGCATTCAAGGGCCCTTTTCTTGACATCATCATGAACTGCGAATAGCCATTCTGTAATATGTGAGGATTGAAGGGTAGCTCTCTCAACTCCTCCAACAGTCTCTCTATTAGATACCTGACCTTCCCTTTGTTTGTTAATGCCAGTTATCTCGCCCATCTCAGACTTGATGTACTCAAGAATGTTGATATACTGCTGAATGTTGTTGCCCCAATCAGCATCTATGACTCCAGACTGGGCATTGTTAAGGCTTCCAGCGATGAGGTTTCTAGCTTTACCGTATTCTCCCTCCTTAAATGAGTCTGTGACAGCTATACCAGAAGTCTTAGCAAAGTACATCCACTTCTCAACATTCCAATCTTTAGGAACCTTAGCTAAGTCAAGCTGTATTATCTTTCCCCAGTTTCTGGCCATCATCTTATTAAGCCTGTCATGAATGGCATCATAGAGGTAATTATATTGCTTCATCCTGTCCACAAGGGAAAATGGACGGGACTCGTTCATATTATATATTGATCCTATGATGCCAAAATGACACTTTGAGGGGTTAGAAAGGGAAGAGTATTGGACTACCCTAGGCCTCATACCTATATATATATCCTCACCAATGAGAGTGGCTTCCCAAGCTTGGTTAACCCACAAGGAGGTTTCTTCCTCTCCTTTCTCTTTTATGCAGATATAGTTCTCATCCCTAAGCTTAAACTGCTCCTCACCATTCTCGTCATAGTACTTGATTTTCTTGATAAGTCTCCTTGACTTCCAGAACATTCTAAGCACCCTCACATTACCAGCAAGGTCATAAGGAAGAAGAGTAGTATTCGGGGTCTCGTTGAAGAGGTTGGAGTAATCAGAGAAGAATCCGTCAGAATGTATCTCATCTGACATCATATTCATATTGATGAATCCGTATCTCTCATCAATATTATCCATCTTGTCAGAATAATTCTGACCTACCAAATCAGGAAGCTCATCAAGATACTTTATATCTTTAGGGGATAGTTGGTCATAGAAGACATCGACAACTTTTCCAGGAGACCAGTAATCTTCATATATGATGACATCAGCATCCTCAATCTTGTTAGAGAATCCAGACTTGAATATCCTGAGTTTAAGAGGGTTCAGTCTTTCTATAGTAGGCTCTCCGCCAACTATATCACACATATATATCTCTTCTCCAACAGCCTCGGCATCTTGAAACCCCTGATTAAACATCAAAGGCATATTATACTCCTTGATGTAATGCCTAAGAATCTCATTACAAACAACTTCTCTAGAGTCCTGCCAGTTGAACTTAAGATATATATTCAGTTTCTCTATCTCTTCTTTATACTGCTCCTCAGACAGGTCTTTATCCTGAACAAGTCTTGTAAGTTTTTCTCTTGCCTCGGCTACCTTGTTTTCCTCAATCTCAGATACAGCATTCGGATTGGTTATTATTGCCCTCCACTCAAATGGTCTCCTGAGCTCCTCTCCACGAAGAACATCAAGCTTTGAGTTCATTATTGGATAATGCTGAATCTTATCAGGAATAAAACCAGATGTTATGCTCTCAGGATTTATAATAGCGGCAACATCTTCCATATGCAGCCTGCCATTAAGAAGGTCATAGTTGATCTTCTTATGCACCACAGACTTTCTAACAGGGCTGCTGTTAAAAAAGGTCTTTGTATTTGCCCAATCAAGATGCTTCTTTCTCCAAGCCTTTGTCTTCTGGCTCATACGAAGCTGCTGCCTTGGGAACCTTTCAAAACTTCTCATATAATATCAATTATACTCAGGTACAAATTTGAGGAATAAAACCATCACTTACAAGTAGAATAAATCTCTTAATAATACACTACTTACAATGCCTATTGTATATTAAAAGCTCTCTTGACATAATCAGGCATATTGTTGTATAATGCCTTCTTATCATCATAGTTAACAGTAAAGAACTTATCCTTTCCTAAATAGTCTGATGGGGCTTCTTGCCCAGAAGCGACATCCCCACCATATAGTATCATAAACTCCTCTCTATACAGCATCAGCATTCCAAAAGCCCTTACACGGTCAACATTAACATCAGGACTATATAGCAGACACTCTTTTAAAAACGCCCTGTTCTTCAGTTTATACAGCTGAGGAACCTCAACCTCTGTCTCATTGCCATCAATCTCCTTAGTGACTACAGCTCTTTTAAGAAGCCATTTCTGGGTAAGCTTATCAGCATATTTGTTAACAGGTTGGGTAGCGTTTATTCCTTTGGCTCTATTTCCGTATCCGATTTCCTTGATAATCATCTTGTCCCTAAGATACTCTGGAGTATCAGCCAAAAGATAGAGACAGTTCATCATTGAGAAGTATGCGAACGCCCCCTTCTTATTCTGCTCATACATACATTTAGCGTTGTAGAACAAGCATATCTTCCTCAGCCTCTCAAAGTTATCATCAGCATACTGAAGTCTTCCAGTCCACTCACAGACAATCTCATCAGTAAACAAGTCCAAGACAAATGTTGATGTAAGAGACATTGTGTTACTCTCATCATCATCAACTGGGTCATGACCAACTATGTATCTTCCTGCTGGAACTTTGCCTGTTGAGTCTTTCTTAGGCATTGAGTATATCTCTATAGCTCCAGCAGCCTTATTATCTTTCAAAGGAAAGTCCCTTATTGGCATATCATCAGTAGGCACAAATTCCACTTGACCAGAGCTATTGAACACCAAATCACCTATATAGACATCATCATATACTCTGGTATCATTGTCCAATTGGTTTATTCTCTCTGTTATATCCACAGTAGGGAATATGGAGCCTTTTACCCTAAGAATAGCCTCTTGAGGAGTGATTGGAATATGGGCTATCTTCTTGGCTATAGTTGCTGGATCAGATGAATTATATTTTACTTTATACCTATCAAGAAGAATAGTTAAAAGAGCCTTGGTCACATCAGAGTTTCCATTTTCATCGTAACATCCAGCAAGATTAAGGTAGCCAGGAAAGAAGTAAGTAAAGAGCTTCTTTCCTAGTCCTTCTTTGTCATACACGTTTTCAACACCATAGGCCTTATATCCTTCGGGATTGTACATTATCTCTTGCAGAGCTGAGAAGTCACTTTCATCGTCTCCTGAAGTTCCATAACCATAGAGCATTCCATATACATCATCATTGTCCATGACTGAAGGAAGAAGGTTATTCCAAAGGCCAAGAAGATTTGAGAAATAACCAGCCTCCTCAAAGAGATAGAGAACACCTCTGGACCCAATTAAAGAAGCCGTATCTTTCTGTGAAGACTTGCCAACCACGGAGTTAAGAGTTCCCCTGTTTGTTCCTGAGTCAAGGTCTTTATATCCCATTTGCCAGTTAAAATCAGAGAGAGAGTTGAATAGCCTTCTTGCTGGCCACTGCATATGTTGGGCTATGAAGTCAATGTCATACTGGAACTTGTCAAGGGTCTGATCTCCGTTAGATAACTTGGACTTGTCAGTGGCCGTGATATAAGACACAACTCTCTCAGTAACATCCTTTGATTCCCCAAGAATAAACCTCTTTGCAAGCATTGCGGCACCATAAAAACTTTTGCCCTTCTGTCTCGAAGCAAGTTCTACAGCCATCTTACCATTGTCTCTAGCCTGCTCAAGATAATGAGCTTTAAGATAGTGTCCTTCCCATATAGAAGGAAAACCAATAACACGCTGTGATTTCTTCTTACCCTCTACTCTCTTTGATATTGACATTGGAGTATAGTTCCAAAAGAAATAAAGGTCTCCTGGAATCCATTCTCCATCAGATTCTCTCACATATCCTTCCCAACATCTTCTGGTCTCCTCCCTAATCCATTTACCGAACTCAGAGTTTGGGTTTGGATTTGGTCTGAGATCCGTGTATCTTCCAGTAAGCTCATAGTGTCTTGCGGCTGGCCTGAAGTACTGCATATCCTCAAGTATATGAGGATGAGTAATATCCACTATAATCTTACCTTCATTATCACGTTCAAGGTCTTTAGCCCTCTTTCTTTCAGGAGAAACTAAAGACCTTATGAGCGGAACATTATTAAAAAAGTCAAGGAATTGCTCCTGTACCTCTTTGGGCTGATTCTCAAGATTCAAATCCTCAAACCGAGTTTGCAGGGGATTCAGACTCAAACTTTCCATTTATCAAATCATTATAAATCTGAGATGATGTCCACATAAACGCTGTAACCAGAAATCTCTTTGAGAACTCTCTCATCATAGCGTCTGTCTCACCAGAAGGAATTCTCATAACCTCTTGAACTGTAAGACAAGGAGTCTTCTTCTTGGTTTCCGGATTATAATAATAGACAGTATCCCTCACCTTCTTCATTACTTTGAAGGTGGTATCACTATCAATATCCAAGACATTGATGAGCCTGCCTTTCAAATGAGGATTAGCTGCCTTAATGACTTTCTCAATGCTTTCAACAATATCATTAATCACATCCATATCAGAATCCTCCAAACCCATCATCAAATATTGTTTTCTCATTACTACCCCTAGCTCTTCCTGACTCGTTAAGCTCTTGGGTAACTTTTTTCTCAGCGGTACTCAGGTCCTGAACCAGTTTCGGTATCATAGATACAATAGAGGTAATTGTCTTTAATGAGTTCACCTTATCTTTATCTTCTAGGGAAGAGAGGTCAAAGTCCCTAAGCTCCTTCCTTATTTTATCTATAGTGTTTCTTACATCCTCAAGAAGCATAGATGATGTAGTCTCACAATGCTTCTTATACACCTCCATAGCCTCTTGAAGAAACTCAGAAGGAGTGAAGTTGCTTGGAAGACCCTCTTGCTTTATTATCTCTTTTGCCCTTTCATCCAAGTCAGTTATATAACTATAAGTACTTCTTGGATCAACCATGAAATAGCAGTAAGAGACTTGCTGGAGAAACTTCTCCTTTCTCTCACTCCTGTCATTGTTCCAAAGTCTCCTGAAAGGCCTTAGCAGCATTATTTCAGGAGACGGAACAATGGTATAATCTCTAAACTCAATCAGATGCATTATGTAGTGGGCAGAATTTCATTCTTAATCACCTGAACCATAGGCTCTGGCTCATCTGGAACTTCCTCCCCCTCAAAGACATATCTTACATCAGCATCTACAAGAATAAGATGCGTGACACCATTAATCTCAACTGTTTTGAAGTTATATCCAATAACAGGATTATCAGTAATCACGCCATCCTTAAGAGACCCTTCCTGATGCTTCATCACAGCATACCTTTTAGGGTCAATCATAACCTTATCCCCAGGTGTGATGTTCTA